AACCACACCCACATCTCGGCCTTCGTCGGCGCTCCAACGCTGGTTGACGTCACCCCGGGCGGGCGCATGATCCGGGGCGGCGTGCGGCTGTGGCCGGTGAACACCTCGATCGGCAAGGAAGAACTCTACCGGTGTCTGCGGCTGGCCGCGCCCGACCTTTTGGCCGGCGAAGAGTGGCCAGCCGGATACTGCCACTTCCCGGCCTACGGCAAGGAGTTTTTCGAGCAGCTCTGCGCCGAGCAGTTGATCACGCACACGCTGGCTGGCCGCACGACTACGCGCTGGGAAAAACGGCGCGACCGCAACGAGGCGCTGGATTGCCGCATTTATGCCCGGGCCGCAGCCGCCACCATGCGCACGGAAGCCTGGAACGACAAGCGCTGGGATGAACTGGAAGCCGCGCTACGTGCCGGTGCCGCGATCGGCCGCGGCGCGTTACGCACCGGCAACCGGGCGCAGTCGCCCATGCCGCAGTTCAAATCCATGAAAGCCGACGAGGGCTTTTTAGAATGACACCAGGACGCCCCTTCAGACCGCCGAAGTCCATGCCCGCCAGCGTGCGGCTGGCGCTGCCGCGAACCATTGACCCGGGCCTCGCCGCCATCTGGTTGCAGCAGGCGCAGGACGCCATGTTCAAGCTGCTGACCGGCCAACTGCCGAGCGCGGTGGAAACGCCGCAGCTGGGCCGCGTCAGCTTCAACGGCACCACCCCAGCGGACTTGCAGCGGTTGATCGATTACCTGCAAGGCGTTGTCGACTCGGGCGGCGCCACCAACGGCAGCGGCGGCGTCAACGTGCGCAAGCCGTTCAGCTTCTACGGTTGGCCATAAAATGATCGCGCCGACACCCCAAAACGGCCACCCGCTGGTGCCCGCGCGCAAGCCCGGGCTCCTGGCGCGGCTGTTCCGCCCCCTGTTCCGTGCCCAGTCGCCCGACGGCGGCTGGAACTACGGGATGGGATACGGTTATGGGCGGTACGGGTACCGCGACACGCCGTACACCGGAGCCTCGTGGATTCGCAAGCAGCTTTCCAACTGGCTCCCGATCCGCGCCGCGGCTGACGCCGAACTGTTGAGCGACATGGGCACGCTGGTGGCGCGGTCGCGCGATCTGGACCGCAACACCGGCATCGCGGCGGGCGCGTTCCAGACCACCTGCGACAACGTGATCGGCGCGGCGCTCAGGTTGTCCTGCTGGCCCGACTACCGCGCGCTGGGCAAGGACGCGGAGTGGGCCGAAACCTGGGGACGCGGTGTGGAAAGCCTCTGGAAAACCTGGGCGGAAACCACCGCTTGCGACGTGGCCAACAAGCTGACCTTCACCGGCCTGACCACGCTGGTCTTCCGCAGCGTGCTGCAAAACGGCGAGGCCCTGGCGCTGCCGCTATGGATGGAGCGCGCCGAGCTATCCAAGTTCAAAACCTGCATGCAACTGGTCGATCCAGACCGGCTGTCCAATCCCGGCAACATGACGCCGACGCTGTGTCTGCGCGGCGGTGTGGAAATGGATAACTACGGTCGCCCGCTGTGCTACCACATCCGCAAGATTTCCACTTGGCCGGCAATGTTCTTTCCGGCGATCGGCGGCATCGCAGGCGAGTGGGAATCGATCCCGGCGCAAACCGACTGGGGCCGCAAACGGGTGATCCACATCTACGCGCCCGACCGCGTGGACCAGACGCGCGGCAAGCCGGTGCTGACCCCGGTGCTTGAGCAGTTCCGCATGCTCGACAGCTACCAGCGCGCCGAGTTGCAATCGGCCATCGTCAACGCGCTGGTCGCGGGCATTATCGAAACCCCGCTCGATCCCGCCACTCTTTCCGAACTGGTCGGCGGCGATCCCAACGCCTATCTCGCGGCGAAAAATGAATACCGCGTGCAGCTGGAGGGCGGCACCTTCATTCCGCTTTATCCCGGCGACAAGATGACGCCGTTCGCGCCCGACCGGCCCGCGCCGCAGTTCGCCGCCTTCAGCGAATTCGTCATGCGCCAGATCGGCATCTCCATGGGTCTGCCCTACGAGCAGCTGATGAAAGACTTCAGCAAGACGACTTACTCGAGTGCGCGCGCGGCCCTGCTTGAAAGCTGGCGCTATTTCACGACGCGGCGGGCGTGGCTGACGGCCTACTGGGCGCAGCCGGTGTACGAGCTTTGGTTTGAGGAGGCCGTCAACGCGGGGCTGATCGACGCCCCGGATTTCTATAACCAGCGCTCGTTCTACACGCGCGCCAAATGGATCGGTCCCGGTCGCGGCTGGATCGATCCCGTGAAAGAGGCCGAGGCGGCGCAGGTGCGTCTGGCCACCGGCATTTCGACGTTGGAGGCAGAATGCGCGGAGCAAGGATTGGACTACAACGATGTGATCGACCAGCGGATGATCGAAAAGCAGCGGTTGCAGGAGGCGGGGCTGTGGCAGGAACCGCCGCCGCCGAAGCCGGTGGGATTCCCGGCGCAGCCGGAGGAGACTCCGGTGCGGGCGCCGGAATAGACGACACGCCCGTGCTCGATCTGCTTACGGCCACCGACCGCCCGTGGGCCATCACCCGCCGCGCCATCCGCGCGCTGATGCACGCCGCGCAGAACCCGGATTTTCAAGCCGTCGCCGCGCGGGCGGGCCAGCCGGTGGCGAACGCCAACGGGGCCGTGGAGAATTACAACGGCACCGCCGTGGTGGATCTGCGGGGGCCGCTGTTCCGCTACCGCTCCATCTGGACGTGGTTGTTGGGCGGCACCAGCGTGGAGGAGGCCGCGATCGGGCTGCACGCCGCGCTGGACGATTCCGCGGTGCGCGCGATCGTGCTGGCCATCAATTCGCCGGGAGGTCAGATCGACGGCATCAACGAACTGGCCAATATGATCCGCGCGGCCAACGCCGTCAAGCCGGTGACCGCGTATGTCGACGGGTTGGCCGGCAGCGGGGCCTACTGGCTGGCGTCGGCGGCGGGCCGGATCGTGGCCGATGAAACCGCGCAGCTGGGCTCGATCGGCGTTCTGGCCACGGTGCTGGACGATCGCGGCGCGGAGGAGCGCCATGGGGTGAAGCGCTACGAGATCATCTCGTCGCAAAGCCCCCTCAAGCGCACCGATCCCGCCACCGACGAGGGCCGGGCGCAGCTGCAACAGATGGTCGACACCATGGCCCAGGTGTTCATCGACAAGGTGGCACAATTCCGGGGCACGACGGCGGCGCGTGTGGAGCGGGACTTCGGACGCGGTGCGGTGCTCCCCGCCGCTGCCGCCGTCGCGGCTGGGATGGCCGACGCGCTTGGGTCCCTCGAAGCGCTGCTCAACCCGCAGATGCCGATGCAGGGAATGCCGATGGACGGCCCCATGCGGCGGATCAAGGATATGCCCGGGCAGCGCGTGCAGATGATGCCGATGGACGAGGAGCAGATGGAAGACCCCGAACTCAATGACGACTCTACCTGCACCTGCCCCCCGGGGACCGAAACCTGCGAGTGCGGGGCGGCGGAAGACGAAGACGAAAGCGAGGGAACGGAGCAGGAGCCGGATGACAGTTCCGTTCCGAAAGGAGAAGGTGACTTGATAAAGCCAACCGACGAACGGCAGCGGATCGCTGCAATTTTAACCTGCGAGGAAGCGCGCGGCCGCGAAGAGTTGGCGCGCGTGCTGGCTCTCGAAACCAACCACACCCTGGAAGCCGCGCAGAAAATTTTGAAGGCCAGTCCGACGGCTTCCCCGGCCAACCCGCTCGAAGCCCGCATGACCCAGATCGCCAACCCGAGGGTCGGCGTTCCCGGCGACGCTGGCGAGGACGATTCGCCTCAGGCCGAGGCCCAGCGGGTTCTGTCGTTCCTGCCCAAGCACTTTAGGCGACAGCCGGTTCAATAACAAGGAGGCTCCATGGCAACACCGCCGACTTTTCCAGTTTCCAAAGCGAGTTTTTACTCCAACACCTACAACTACGATCCGCTCTACGCTTCCGATACCGTCGCGCAGAGCGCGAACATTGCCGGGGGCCTGGGCGTGCTGACGCGCGGCACGGTCCTGTTCGGGCCAGTCTCGCCGAACCCCATAACGGTGACCACACTGTTGACCACGGTTCCCACCGCAGCGACCGCCCGCGCGATCCTGGCGGCAGACATCGACACCACGGGCGGGCAGGTTACGGGCCTTGTCTACACGCAGGGCAAGTTCCTCGACACCGCCATGACGTTCAGCAGCCAGGGTGCCGCCGCCGACTGCGCGGAACTCTGGGACTGGGGCATCTACGTGCTGACGGTGGAGCAGCGCAGCGGCATCCTGGTGCCCATGATGAAGCTGCCCACCACCGGAGGGCCGCTGCCGCAAAACCTGTCGGCCAAAGACTCGCTCCAGGCCACCAGAGACGAGGTGGCCGCGATCCAGAGCGCGATGGCAGCGTACCCGACCGGCGTGCCGCAGCCGCCCGCAGCCGGGATCAAGGAACCCGCCTGGGCGATCGCACAGTTCGGCATGTCCAAGCCCACGCAGGAACAGCAAGTGCAGGCGCAGACGGCCATCGCCGCCGACGCCTTGGCCACGCAGCAGCAGCAGCAGCTCGACGCGCTCACTGCCCAGCAAAACCAGCAGATGAGCGACCTGCTGAAAGCGCAGGCGCAACAGCGGCAGCAGTTGGCAGACCAGCAAAAAGCCGCTATGGCGCAGGCCCAGCAAGCCGACCAAACGGCGGCGGCGCCGCCACCCGGAGCATAAATCCCACGCGGCCCGTTCGCCTCTGGTACAGGCGGCGGGCCGTAAAGTTTTTAACCCGCCCAGTGCAAATGGAGGCAAGCCAACATGGCCGATGTCTTTAGTACAGATGTTTTGACCGCGGTGCTCCAGAGCCTGCTGGGCAACCCGCAGTTCCTGCTCGACCGTTTCTTCGGCATCACCCAATCCGAGGCCAGCGAACAAATCCACTTCGATGTGATCGTGGGCAAACGGCGCGTGGCCCCGTTTGTA